CAAAGTAGTCAAGCTTATTTGCATGTATATATTCCACAGGTTGTATACCACAATCTTTGTAATGATTACCACCCACTTGCCTATCTAAAGGTTTAGAGCAATGCTTTGATACTGTTTCTGACATTCTTTGAATCCTTTGAGTTAATTAAAGTATAAGCTACCTTTCGTACTGCTGTTGGTTCAAGACCAGCATAAGAACATATCTCTTCAAAATCTCGACAGGTTACACCAACAGTTTTAAAAACCCATGAAGATGCTTGATCTCTTTGAACTTGGATATTACTTTTTTCTTTATCAAATTTAGGCTTAGATAAATCTAACAAAGCTTGAAGCACAACAGCAATATATAAAGACTGATGTGAATCTTTATTTGTTAAATCATAAAGAGAACTTTCATTCCCTAGTTCAAAAAGATTATCAAGATGTGTCATAATATTCTTCAACTGGCCTATAAAATTTACCACCTACATAATTATTATAGTAGGCAGGTGTGTCAGTTCCTTCGAGTGTACTACACAGAACATTGTACTTCATCTGGTAGTAACACTCGTAGTACCGTAAGCTTCGTTTATTTTTAAACTCAGCTATGATCTCAAACTTAAAATGTTTCTTGCCTAACTTTTTTATATCATCCAGTAAGTTTTGGCTTGAACCCATGTAAGATTTCCAATTAGATTCAGCTTTCTTCTTACCTTTCTTATAGTTAAAGTATTGCTTACAACCTATATAAGCTTGCTTTGTTTTTAGATTGGTAATGCAATAGACAAAACCAAACTTGGTTAGGTCAGGTTTAGTTTTAAATTTCCAATGCATTACCAGTTCGTTACCTCTTCGACTTTCGGTTCTTTAGCCACCGTTGTAAGATAGCTAAGTCCTCTGGAGTATCGAAAAGCACGTAGTCCTTGACCATTATTAGTATCTTGCCAACACTCTCGCTTATGGCTACAATAAACACAACCAATGGCAAGCTTGCGATTACCAGACTCACCATCAGGAATAGAATCATAACACCTGTCAGGCACATGATCATTTCCAACCATTCCTTTAAGATATTTAACTCTTTCCTTTGCATTGATCATCTCCATTGAATGTACAGGAGTAAGACATATCTCACCACTAGATTTATCTATCACTAGAAATGCTGCCTTATCTACATTATTAGCTTGAGCATAAGCAGAGATCTGACCTATATATCCAAAAGGATCATCTTCAAGAAGATTATTATTTCTAAACTTCTTAAAGCTAAAACCTGATGCACTCTTACAATCAACAAGGACACCATCTATCATTGAATCTTGATGGCCTTTAACACCTTCAACATCTACTTCCTTTTGTTGTTCTGTAACTTCATGACCAGCAATGGAAGCACATAATAAAAGTAATTCTTCTAAAATATAACCATAAAGAAATTTAATTCTTGTGCTAGGTTTAAGATCTTCTATCTCTTGTTTACTATTAACATCATACCAGAGTTGTCTGTCAGGTTTACCAATAGCAGACAGTCTTAAATTACCTCTGGTTCTAGGTCGCTCATACATAAACTCTTTAATATGGAGCTTGAGCATCTCTCCAAATTTATCTATATGTTTATCAACTTCCTTTTCATCCATCTTAATAGGATCAAGAGAAAAGATATCGTAAATATCATTGACTATTGTTTCAATATTTTTCATTGCAAAAAAAATGGGGTGGAGAAAACTCAACTAAACTCCACCCCCAAGTCTCCCTTAGTTTATATTAAGAGGCGAAAGGAACTTCTTCTTGATTAGCATTTCCAGTTACATAACCACCCGGAACTACTTCAAAGTCATTATCTGCACCTGATGTATACTCAATAAAATCTACAACTTGTACAGCAGCTAGATCAGCCGACACTCCCGACTTACCAGCATACTTCCACTCAAACGGTACAGCTTTAACATTAACTGTACTACCATTAGCAATTAACTTACCATCCCAATTATTATTCTGGGAATCTTTTACTATTGGCCCTTGTCGTTGAGTACCATCTTTACGCATGACCTTACGCTTAATGGTAACAAAGTCTCCACGATCATCATCTTTGTTGGAAATTGGTAGTCCAGCACTTTCAATTACTGAACGGTTATTCTCGTCTACTTCAATTTGAATTGACCATACTGGCTCAAACTTTGTGTTAGGCTCAGTGATGGAAGCATAGTGGCATTTACCTGTAATATATATTGGATCGTTCATTTCTATTTCCTTTGTCTATCGTCACGCTATTGTGACATGAGTTAAAATTAATAATCAACTGTGATTATATTTGAAGTATAGCACAAGTTGATTTAATTGTCAAGTACTTTATGTATTATTTCATCAGTTATTTTATCACCTCCATATTCAGATGGTTCAATGGCATTAGCAAAAGACTTATCATCTCGACATATGTTACGTAAATCTATTAAAGGATACTTAGCATTTTTAGTAAAGGCCATAACATTATCAAACTTATGTTCATAGTCATCCCATAAATCACTTGCTGTTGTTAGTATGATATCATTAAATATTGATAGGCCAGCTTCTGCTTTCTTTTGTAGTATAGGATCAGAAAACTTTGGATTATATATTGTACATAAATAAAGTTGATGTCCTGTTTCAGCTATTTCATCTATAGCTGTACGATAATCAGAATAAAACTTTTCCTTAATATCATATAGAATTTCTAAATTAAGTTTATCTAAACTATCAATGTAATTTAAAGCATCGTTACCACCTATACTTACAACAAAAGTTGTGTCAGTATTATCTAAAAAATGTATACCAGCTTTACTATATTGAGGTTGAATAGTTTCAGTAGTTGCACCATCCACAGCTTGAACTGTTATATCCCATAATGATGAATCTAATTTAGATTGTAAATGTTCTGTCACACTTTTTTCATTAGGATTAATGTAAACTTTATTATCGAATACACTATCACCCAATAAAATTAATTTCTTCTTTTGTTTTACCATTTTAGTTCCTTTACATTACTATCAATTTAGCATCGTCCACAGGTATATGAAAGAAAGGTTCTTTCAGATGAGGCTCCCCAACCCTCTTTGAATTTTGTATTGTACCTATGTCAGACCTATCAACTGTATCATCTTTTATAAACCAAGCCTGAGTACAGTCAGTATTAAAGACCACAAAATAAAGTTCATGGTCGGGAAATTCTTTATTCTTCTTTTGGATTAGTCTTCTTTTCCTTTCTGGAATACGAACTTCTTTCCATGTATGAGGCCAGTAATTACCCCACTGATTCTTTATTTCAACTTCAAAGAAATAATTCTTATCCTTCTTAGCTGATACGTCAAAGTAATAATCTTCTCTATCTTCAACGTCTGTAAAATTATTTTTTATTAAGTAGTTTACGATTGCCTTCTTAGCTCTCGCATCGTTTTGCATATATGATTGTCGGTCAAATGCTCTATTGTTATGAGCCATACCAATTCTCCTATTATAAGTAACTCTAACACTACTACTACTTCGTAGTAGTGTAGAGTTACGTAATGGGTTAATGTGTTTCACTCCATGTCGTTCCGATTTTATATTCACAATCAAGAGGACATTTAACATTAAGTGTTTGTTCAGTCTGCTTCATGGCATCCTTAGTAATCTGTCCAAATCTTTTAGCATCTTTCTTAGCTACCTCAAACTGGTACTCATCATGAATAGATGCTACCAACTTAACATCTACACCTGCTTTACGTACACGTTCCATGATATGAACAAGCCATTGCTTACATATGATAGCACCTGCACCCTGCAATAATGTATTAACTGCTGAATGTTCTGATCGAATATGTAATAACCTACCATCAAGAGCAGGTATAGTACCCTTCTTACAAGCTTCAGCTACGTTATCTCTTAGCTTCTTTAGCTTCGGCATGTTAGATAAGAACTTAGTTATAAGTTGCTGTCCTTTCTTAGCATTACCACCAACCACTTTACCTATCTTAGCAGGGCCAGCACCATAAAGAAAAGCATAGATGAATGTCTTAGCTTGATCACGATCAGTCAGACCAGCAGCTTTCATATTAGCTGTATGTACATCACCATTGAGAACTTCATGTGTAAAGTTAGCATCATCCATATAGTGAGCAAGACATCGTAGCTCTAGTCCAGACGCATCTGCACCTACAAGGACATGTGTATCTGGATTACTTATTGTCCACAAAGAACGACACTCTTTACCAAAGGGTGAGTAAACTGCTGGCACTTGAGCCATGTTAGGAGAGTTATGAGCCATGCGTCCAGTGATGGTACGTAATGTCATTACTCTACCACGTACTCTGTTGTCATCTTGACAAGCTTCTATCCAAGCTTTGATAAGACCTGTACGTTTCTGTAGTAGAAAGTATCTACTAAACATCTTAGCTTCAGGCATGTCAAGAGTGTCTAGGATTTCTTCAGAGACAATCACGTTACCTTTGTCGGTCATCTTCTTAGGCTTCCATCCACGTTCCATCAGTCTTTCAGCTATCTGCTTACGGCTGGCTATGTTGAATGGAATATATTTTACTTTTGTTTTAAGCTGAACTTCTCTTGGCTCAAACATTTCTTGTGCCTGATT